CAAAAAAAAAGGGAATATTATGAACAAAATTTGGAATTTTTTAGAAAATAATATAACGAAAGTTATTGGTATACCCCTCGTTTTAAATGCTGTTGAGTTTTTAATGATGCTTATGCATTCGCTGGAAGACGGCTTAATTTCACACGATGAGCTTGAGGTTTTACTCAAATTTGGCGACGGAATTAATCTGATTATTTTGTCATCAGTCATGGCTTACCTAAAATTCAAAAAAAAATAATAGAAGAAAAGGGGTAAAAATGTATAAATTTAATCAAATATCGCTCGATAAATTGCATTCTTGTCATCCTGATTTACAAATTCTTTTTAAAGAAGTTATTAGGCACGTTGATTGCTCAATCATTTGCGGTCATCGCAATCAGAAAGATCAAGACGCAGCTTTCACCGCTGGAAAGTCCAAGCTTAAATTCCCAAATGGGAAACACAATAGCAATCCGAGCATGGCGGTTGATGTTGCTCCTTTTCCTATCGTTTGGGATAACCACAAACGGTTTTATTGGTTCGGCGGCTACGTCATGGGCATCGCTGAAATACTGCTGCAGCACGGAATTATCACGCACAAAGTAAGATACGGCGGCGATTGGGATGGAGACGGTGACATTACAGACCAAAAATTTAACGACTTGCTGCACTTCGAACTTGTCACACCATCAAAACCCAATGTTCTATATGGAACTTAAGGCATGAAAATGAAAGTATGCGGAAAATGCAGAGGCAATAAACAAATAGCGGCGATGGGCGGCATCAAAACAAAATGCCCGACTTGTAAAGGGCTGGGCGCGACTGCTAGTGATAAAGTTGAAGCGGTTATAAAAGATACGAGCGAAGCCGTTTTTCTTGGCGATGACAGTAAGAAAAAAATGGGCAGGCCTAAAAAAATAGTTCCTGCGCAGGAGGAATAAGCCATGGCAGAAAAGAAAAAGAAAAAAGAGCCACCAAAAAACAAACCAAAAGCTAAAAGAAAAGTTGGATCGCCAACAATTTACAATACAAAACTTGCAGACAAAATTTGCGAGGTTGTTGCAACAAGCAATTTAGGTACTAACAAACTTTGCTTGATCCATAAAGCATGGATGCCGTCACAAGATACTATTTATAAGTGGCGTTATCGTCATCAAAAATTTGCTGAGAACTATGCAAAAGCCAAAGCCCAACAAGCTGAATTGCTCGCAGAAGAAATTATTGATATAGCCGATGACGGGTTTAATGATACCTATATCGATGATGAGGGTCTTGTTAAAACCGACTCTGACGTTATACAAAGATCACGCTTAAGAGTTGATACGAGAAAATGGTATGCTTCGAAATTAGCGCCAAAAATTTATGGTGATGCTCGAAGAGTTGAAAACCTTGAGAGTCAAAATGCCGAACTTATTGCAGAGATGAAAGAACTTCGACAAGAAATAATTGAACAAAATAAAAAAGAGTATTAATGCTAAATAGAATTGAAATGATTGAGAAAGAAATAACGGCATCTGAGCTAAAAGGCTCCCTTATTTTATTCATCAAATATTTTTTTAAGCATATAACATCACGCGATTTCATTATCAGCAAGCCCATTGGCCGAGAATCGCATCACATCACGCTATGTAGAGCGTTAACAGCACTTAAGCGCTTAGAGATACCGAACCACCGACTTAATATCAACGTTCCGCCGGGATATGGTAAATCAACTATTCTTTGCATGTGGATAGCATGGTGCATCGCTGAGTATCCTGATTCTAACTTTCTTTATATAAGCTACTCGTTTGACCTTGCCGTCAAACACACAGCTTTTATTAAGACTATTATCGATTCAAAAATGTATCGGTATTTATTCGATGTTGAGCTCAAAAAAGAAAGCAGAGCCAAGGACGCTTTTGAGACATCAGCAGGCGGAAAGATCAAGGCTTTTGGTTCAGGGGGTGCGATTACAGGCCAAGATGCAGGCTTGCCCGGCCTTGACCGATTTTCAGGCGGTGTTGTTATAGACGATGCGCACAAAGTAGATGAGGCGCATTCAGACACGCAGAGGAAAAAGGTAATAGATAATTACGTTGAGACAATCAGACAGCGGCCTCGCGGCATTAACGTGCCAATAATTAACGTTGGACAGCGGGTTCACGAAGCTGACTTATCAGATTTTTTAATTGAAGATAATGATATTTGTACGTGGGAATCTTTAGTTTTAAAAGCGATGGACGATGCTGGTAATGCTCTTTATCCCGAGATAGACCCCGTTGAGAAGTTGTTAGCGCTGCAAGACAAGTCACCGTATGTTTTTGCGTCACAGTATCAGCAAATCCCATCCCCTGCGGGAGGTGGCCTTTTTAGCTCAGAGTGGTTTTTGGAACTGGAAGAAGAACCAAAGATGCTGCATACATTTTTAACCGTTGATTCGGCAGAAACCGATAAAAACTACAATGACCCCACAGCTATCAGCTTTTTCGGCATCTATGAGATCGAAGCTTTCGGAAAAAAAACGGGCGAGCTAGGACTCCATTGGATAGACTGTATCGAAGGATGGATTGATGCTAAAGACCTAGAGGATTTCGTTTTAGACTTTTGGACGGAGTGTTGTCGTCATACTGTGCCGCCATTTGTTGCGGCAATTGAAAAAAAATCAACAGGTGTAACTTTAATTGCTGCCTTAAATAAAATTCAAGGCATTAAAATTAAAGAAGTTGAGAGAACAGCGGCGTCAGGCAGTAAGACTGCTAGATACATAGAAATGACGCCGTACATCGCTAGCAAGCGAGTGACATTTACGCGGGGCGGAAGGCACGTTGCTAACTGCAAGACTCACATGGAAAAGATTACAGCTAATAATACACATCGTCACGATGATATTTGTCATATAGCTGGAAGCAAGATAGCGACCATCTACGGCAATAAAAATGTTGAGGATATAAGAATAGGCGATAAAGTTATTACGCCTTTTGGCATTGGCTATGTGTCAGCTTGTGGCTCGACTGGATTTCATAAAGTGATAAGCAAATTCGGCTTAACAAGCACGCCAAATCATAAGGTTTATACCCCTGACGGGTTTATTCCCCTTGATACACTGAACGATGATGCTAAAATAGATCATTTATCACTGAAAGGGTTGTTAAGGTGGAAATACTTAAAACTATTGTGTTTAACGGAATCAAATACTCACTTGTCAGTAAGAAGCGATATTATATTAGCCAGTCAACAACAAATTCATCGAGGAAGTTTGCGAAAGGACTTCATGTTGCAATTTGGGAATTTCATTCGGGCAAGGCAGTTCCTAAAGGCTTTGTTATTCATCACAAAGACAGCAACCATTTTAATAACGACTTTGACAATTTGGAGTGCATTTCGTTTAAGCAACACATGCAGGAACATCGCCAACAAAAAATTGATTATGCAAAGTCAGAAAGCGGTCTTGCTAATCTTCGGAAAGCTCAAGAAGCTGCCAAGAAATGGCACAGAAGTGAAGAAGGCAGGAAATGGCATAGGGAAAATATTATCAAATGCTTGCCGAAAATATTTATCGAGCGTGAAGCAAGTTGTATTATTTGCAATAAAAAATTTTTATTTACTAAGCCCGGGAAAATTGCAGAAACATGCAGTTTGCAGTGCAACACCAACAAATATCGATCGAGACTTGGAAATTTTGCGGGAAAATGTATTGTCTGTGGAAATGATTTCACTGCGAAAAAACAACATCCACAATCTAGAAATAGAAAAACTTGCGGTAAGTCGTGTCAATCAAGCACCAGATCATTACGACATAAAGCAAGTTTATAGTCTCACCGTTGAAAATTACGGCGTATATTATTGTAACGGAATTTTATTACAGAATTGCGATACACTTTACGATGGAATTAAGATAGGGTTAATAGATAAGTCACTATACAAGTTTAACAGCAAAACCAAATCCGCAGGTGATGACGTTATGTCTGCCATAGGCCAACAAATGAGACGGCAACACGCAGCGAGGGCAAACCGAAATGTACGTTAAAAAAAGCGAAAAAGACAGCTTTGATAACATAAAAGACGATATAGAACACGGTTATCTATACTTTAAAAATAACTACAAGATGTATAACGATTTTATCCGCTTTGTTTTTAAAAGCAGCTTGGACGGTGCGGACATTGCAGTGAATAACGAACTTGACCGACCAAGTATGGAATATAACATTTTAGAATCTTACATCAGTAGATTATGCGGTGAGTTTTCAAAAATGGATCCAGCATTTTCTGTCAGGTCAAAAGAAGGCGTTAAGCTGATAGACCCACGTGTTATCGAGCTAGTTGAAGCGCATTTAAAAGCGGCATTTGTGTCATGTGATAAGAACGCGCTGAGTTATCATCTTTACAGAGATATCTTATCAGGCGGTTTTAGCGTTGCGAAAATTTACACTGACTACGGTGACCCCATGAGTTTTGACCAGAAAATTTATGTAGAACGCGTTTTCGATCCGACACTAACAGTATTTGATCCTCTCGCAAGAAAATCACATAAAGGCGATGGCAGGTTTTGCTGTGAACTTTTTCCTAAGAGTGTTGGCGAAGCAGAAGAAATGTACGGCAGTGATATACTTAAAGACGCAAAATTTTCGCGAAGCACTAGCATAGATCAATTCAATTGGACTTATAGAAATCAAAAAGAAGACATCATTTTATTCGGTGAGTATTTTAAAAAGAAAATAAAAAAGGTAAAAATTTTAAAGCTTGCTAACGGGCATTCTGTAACTGAAAAACATTATCAAGCTTTTCTGGAAAAATGGGAACAGGCTGGAATACTTGAGCAGCCGCCCGCGATTATGAAAAGTCGTATTACTGATATCGAGACGATAGATAAATACATTATTACTGGCAGTAAAATAATTGAGCATACAGATACAAATTTCTCTATGTTGCCATTGGTGTTTTTTGACGGTAACAGCGTAGTTGTTCGGTCAGACAACAACAGTCAAGCTGAACAAGTAGTTAGACCGTACGTTTATCATGCGCGTGATACGCAAAGAATGAAAAATCTGGCAGGTCAGACGCTTTGTAATGAAATCGAAAACATGATGCAGCACAAGTGGTCGGCTCCGGTTGAAGGCATACCGGACAATGAAGATTATAAGCTTGCTTACACTGAGCCGCAGAAAGCTTCAATCGTGCTTTATCAGCAATATAAAGATGGTGATGTAAACGTGCCACTTAATCCGCCACGCGAAATTATTAGGCCACCGATTCCACCTGAAATTACATCTACTTTTCAGATGGCAGATCAAACTGTGCAGGTTATTCTAGGCTCATACGATGCGGCTCAAGGAGACACCAACGGTGAGCTATCAGGTGTTGCAATGATGCAGGGCGCAATGCATTCGAACGCTGCAGCCATGCCTTACACGATGGGCTTCATTAATGGTTGGGCGCGGTGCGGAGAGATTTACCTAAACTTGCTGCCTAAATATTACGTCACTCCCCGTTCAATTCCTGTGATGCTGCCAAACGGTAAGCGCGACTACTACGAAATTAATGACAAGGCTGGTAAAAACATTAAATTCGATTATGACGTTTCCGCTTTAGATGTATCTATAGAGCCGGGCGTTAACTTCGCTGTGCAGAAACAAATTGCGATGAAAACGCTAGAGCATTTAATGGATATCAGCGAAAGTTTTAGAAGTTTTATGGAGTCAGAAGGTCTAGAAGTGTTGCTGGAAAACATCGACATCAAAGGCATAGACAAGCTAAGATTCTTAGCGCAGAACTGGATGGAGCAACAGAAAGAGAAGGCCGCACAAGCTGCTGAGCAAGCTAAAAATCAAGTAACACCTGAGCAAATAGCGAAAGCGCAGATACAAACTGAGAACAAGAAAATTGATTCTGAGGCACAAATAAGCAGGCTAGAGGCGAGCATCGAAGCAGCTAAGGTTGCATCCAATGAAGCTATTAAAAACAAAGAAATTGATATTAAATTTTTGGAAGTGATGAGCAAGGTTCAGGGCGCTGATCTTGATCGTGCGCTGCAACAAGAAAAGGTTGCTAGCGAAAACGCTAGGACAGCAGTTGAAGCAGTGACAAAGCTTAGCAGTCACATGCAAGAAATGGGAAACAAGTCAAAAATAGGGGAACAAGCAAATGAAAGGCAAGATAACGAGCAAGCCCAAGAGTAAAACTATTTTAGTTGATATGCCAGTCAAGAAATTGGCAAAATCGACCAAAAGTGAGAGTCCAACGACCAAAAAACGTGCGGTTTTAGATGAGAGCTATAAAAAGATGAAGAAAAAACGGTAGTTGTACAAATAGTTTTTTATCTGTACTATCTTCTGAAATAGCTTACGGAAAGCACATCTCCGGCGACCACGCAATCATGCGGGAAAATGATAGATCACAGACTTAAACTGTGCGGACACGTTCACAACGGCAACAGTGAGATAACAATGATTGATGAGGCATCTTTAGATATCGGAGAAACATTACTTTCTGGCAACGCAGCTTCAGTAGAAGATGTGGCTGTAGAAAAAATGATTCCGGCATCTCGCGTTGAGGAACTTGTAAAAAAAGCTAAACTCAAGGGGAGAGACCAAGTGCAAGAAGAACTCGAATCAGTAAGAGCGGAAAATGCTAGCTTGAAGCAAAACGCAGGAAGCATGGGCGGTATGTCTGCTCCTGTCAATGTTGACGAGATCAGAAAGTTAATTATGTCTGACCTTGAGCAAAAGTTTCAAGAATCTAACAAGGCTCGTGCTGAAAAAGAGATGAACGATGAAGCTAAGAAAATAGCTGATGAATATCATTCCAAAATGCGTACTGGTAAAGATACGTACGAGGATTTTGATGACATTATGGCTGACTTTGACCCTTCTGCATTTCCAAACATGGTTTTTTTAGCTAACAAAATGGAAAATACACCTGCTGTTATGTATGAGCTGATGAAAAACCCAAATAAGTGGGCAACCATAGCAGTACTTTCAGAGCGTGACCCAAAGGCCGCTCAGAAAATGATAGCAAGTATTAGTTCTTCCATCATTGCTAATAATCAAGCTAAAGATAATGAGCAAGACATTGCTCCGCCGCTAAATCGTTTGTCATCTTCGATCACCGGTCAAGACAATGGCAAGCCGACTCTGCGCGATTTCAAAGATAAATACAGAGGATAGTTCGGCCTAACCATGTTTTGGCTTCTGTTTTTTTTTAACGGAGATATCACATGCCTGTGCCAAACAATATTTTACAAAATGTCCAAACTTACAACGAAGCTGATTTAGCATACTTACAAAATTATAGCTGCTTTATCGAAACCTCGAACAAAAAATACAGAGACTTTCAAAAAGCAAACCCAGCGAATTTGGGCGACATTATCAGTTTTGATAAACCACCTCGGTTCGTTGCTAACGATGGTTTAGAAGTGTCGTTTCAAGGTGTTGAACAACGCGTGCAACAGTTAAAAGTAGATAAAGCAAGAAATGTCGGCATCAATGTAACAGCGCAGCAATTAATTTTTAACGTTGACGATTATATGGATCGTTTCGGTCGCGGTGCGATACAAGAACTTGGTGCGGAAATTGAATCTGATATTGCTACTCTTTGCGAAACCAGTCCTTACCGATTTTATGGCAACGGCGTGACTCCGATTTCATCGTTTAATCAACTTGGCCAGATGCTTGCTTTTTTCCGAAACTTTGGTGCATCTCTTCACGACACAAAAGCCTATCTTTCCGATGTTGCTATACCTGACATCGTTGGCACAGGCTTAAATCAGTTTGTTCCTGAGTCTAACGAAAAGTTAAGAAACAGTTGGGAGCTTGGTGCATTTAGTAAATGTAGTTGGTACACATCAAACTTGTTACCAGAGCATACCTCGGGTTCAGAAGGTCAAGCGGGTGTCACTCTTACAGTTGTAAGCACAACGGTTGATGCAGACGGTGCTGTCACCGCAATCGAATTTAGCGGTACTTCTGCGGCGTCTGATGCAAGCTCAGTTGCAATTCATGACAGATTTCAATTCCAAGATAATGTTGCCGCTTTGCCGAACATTCGTTTCAGAACGTTTATCGGTCACAAGCCTTCTGCGTCACCTGTACAGTTTAAATCTACCGCAGCTGCAGCTAGCACTGGCGCATCACGTGTAACGGTTACCATTGATCCGCCTTTACA